CATTCAATATCAAAGACAATATGAGCGAAGTTCAGAAACTTGTTGCTGCCAAATCTGCGGCTACAGATCCTCGTGTGTTGAACTTGATTGACCACGAACTAGTTGAAGCACTTGATGAAGATCCAAATGCTGTTCTAGGCATCACCAAAGGTGAATATGTGCCAGCAGACCAGATTAGTCCGGTGTATCCATTTGAACCACACGTCATGGTTAACCCAGAGACTGGTGACAAGTTTTATGCTAGAACAGAAGAAGAACATATTGCCTATGGAAATATGGGCTATGTTCACAAAGATGACTAAGGAGCAAAAATGCCAATTCATAGAGCAACAGGTCCGCGTGGTGGTAAAGGATGGCAATACGGCACCACAGGTAAGGTATATCCAACAAGACAAGGCGCGGTTAGACAAGCACAGGCAATTAAAGCAAGCCAGTCTAGAGCGAAGAAAGCAAAGACAAAGTGAAATTAAAGACCCGAGAAATTAAGGAATATCGTGAAACTCAATTACAGCATCAAGGTCAAAAATGCGCCCTATGCGGTGAGGGTATTGAACTTGACGCTGTCTTGGACCACTGTCATAAAACGGGTCTAATTAGGCAAGTATTACATAGAGGTTGTAACTCATTACTAGGCAAGATAGAAAATTCAATGCCTCGCAGTCGTGTAGACATCCGTAGATTAGAGGGCATAGCCCACAACCTCATCTCATACTTGACAACAACACACACAGAAATTCGTCATCCAACACATTTAACCTTAGAGGAACGCAAAATGAAAAAGAAGAAAAAAGGTGGCGGCCGTGGCCGTGGCCGTTAATTGGGCTGATTACTTTTATAGTATAAGACAGCAATGCCCTTGGAGTTGGGCCGCATGGCAACGAGGGCAAATTTTAATTAGGCGACAAGGACTGCCACAAGATCTAGGTGAATATTCTGCCATAGTCTATGTCAGCAATCTAAATCGTCGTAGGTTAAAAAAATTGTGTGCTAAATTAAACACAAGTGCAGAATACGAGTGGTTATGGAGTCATCCTAGTTATGGACCATATGCTACCAGTGTGCCGTGCTTAATTCAGCAGAATCGCCGTGTTTTAGACGAAATTCGTGCTAAGATTCGCGACTCACATAAATAACTTTATAACTCAAAGAGAGGTGATGCTACAATGACAGACAATTCATTGGTAAACGATATGGGAACTGATCCCGCAGGCGAAACTGCAAATCAGGCACAAGCCGCTAAGACATTTACGCAAGATGAAGTCAACGCAATTCTGGCTAGAACTAAATCTCAGATAGAGAAAAAGTTTGCCAGCAAATACGAAGACCTAGGTGATCCTGAAGAACTTAGAACCATTAAAACAGAATGGGAAAAACGTCAACAGGAACAACAAATCAAGCGTGGCCAATTTGACGAGGCCATTAAAGAATTAGCAGCCAAAAAAGATCAAGAGATCCAAAAGAGAGATAGCGTGATTAAGGAATACAAGATTAATACGCCTTTACTCAGTGCCGCGGCTCAGTTTCGTGCTGTAAATGCAGAACAAGTAAAAGCGTTGTTAAGTCAAAATGTAAGACTTAATAATGATGGTGAAGTAGAAGTGGTGGACACCAAAGGTGCAGTGCGTTATAAAGACAACGGAACACCGTTAGCAGTGGAAGACTTAGTGCAGGAATTCCTATTAAGTAATCCACACTTTGTAGCCGCTACTCCAGCAACTACAAATACCAAGAGCAATGTTGCAGACATAAAGTCCAGCAAACTTGATATCTCGAAGTTGGATATGAAAAACCCTGAGCATAGGAAACTATATCAGGAACACCGCAAATCCAGCGGTCTAGCCTAACAATCTTAAGGAGATATTAAAATGGCCGGTTCAACAACTACTACATTAAACGACCTATTGCCAGCGATTACTGCTGAAGCAATGTTCGTTGCAAACGAGCGCAGTATCATGCGCGGTCTTGTTAAGAATTTTTCTATTCCAGCAAGCCAAGGTAAGACAATCACAGTTCCTATCTACCCAACTCAAAGTGCTGCCGCACTAACAGAGGGTGATGAGGCTTCTAACACTGAAATTTCAACCAGCGGTGCTACATTGACTGTAAGCACAGTTGCTATCCGCACTATGATCACTGATCTAGTTCGTGCAAGCGCAGCCAGCAATGTTGTTGCTGATGTTGGTCGTTTATTCGGTGAAGCAATCGCTAAGAAAATTGACCAAGACCTAATTGGTTTATTTGCTGGTTTCTCAGGTGGTGTAGGTGCCGCTGACGCCGCACTAAGCGCCGCAACAATCGCAAGAGCAATCGCTACTCTTCGCGCAAACGCAGTTCCTCAAGACGCATTGGCTTGTGTGGTAAACCCATATGTTGCCTATGACTTGAAGGCAGCATTGACCAACACATTTGCTAACCCAAATGCTGGTATCATCCAAAACGAAGCAATGGCCGTAGGCTATGTTGGCACACTATTTGGTGTTCCAATCTTCGAAAGCGCAAACATCGCTAACAACGGCACCGCTGGTGACTATGTTGGTGCTGTGTTCCACCGCGATGCACTTGGTCTAGCAATGATCGGTGATATCAACATTGAAACTCAGCGTCGTGCTAGTTTCGTTGGTGACGACATCGTTGCATCATGCCACTATGGTGTTGGTGAATTGTATGACGGTTACGGTATCAAAGTAACTGCTGACAGTTCAATCATCTAATTTTTATTAGATTGGCAAAAAGGACTCTTGCAGTCCTTTTTGTTTCTGTGTATAATCAACACATAACAATAATAAAAATTTCCTTGTAGTTCTGACGAACTTTGGCCCCCTTTGCTACTAACATTGGGGGCTTTTTCTTGGCTTTTTTCAGGCTTGGACTAAATACTCGTATAGCAATGAGTAGGACTCATTCGCATCTTATTAACGGAAGAAGGACTTCTTGACATGGCATACGCTACCCTTGACGACTTACTACAGGTCGAACCAACAATACAAGACTATGGTGTTCTTGACTGGGACACTGAACTCGAACGAAGCGAAAATGAGGTCAAGCGAGTCCTTAAAGTTCGTTGGTGGCTGGCATACGCCAAGGCAAGAGGCATTACCACAGACATTGATTTCGACAAATTAGACGACGCTCAATGGACTCAAGCCACTGTATATCACGCACTAGCATATCACATTTGTGCTAAACTAACACAGTTTAGTGGTGCGGAACCTGATAAGTTTCAAGTAATGATGGAATATTATCAAGGTCGCTTTGAACATGAAATAGATCTAGTATTGCGTGAAGGTGTAAAATATGACGCTGATGGCGACAGCACCTATGAATACAAGACAGAAGTTCAAGGTCGTGATACACAGAGGCTACGCAGATGAGTCTTAGACAAGAAATCGCTGACTATCTAGTCACAGCAATCAAAGAGATTGAAGAACCAAGAGTAAGTTTTGTTACACTTGAGCCATTCAATGTTCTTGAAATTGCCATTACACAATTCCCAGCAGTTCTAGTTACCATGCGTGAAGAAATACGCGAATCTGTCACCATGGGTGTGCCAGGTGTTGGTCGCCGTATGGGCACACTGCGTTTTGAAATCCGTGCCTATGTGCGTGGCAATGAATTAGACAGCAAACGCAATCTATTATTAGAAGCATTAGAAGAACAGTTAGAAAAAGATCGTTATTTAGGTCTTTACAATCAAGGTGTGTTAGACAGCCAAATCACCACAATAGAAATTATTGATCGCATGCCACCCTTGGCTGAAATGCTGATTGAACTAGAAGTAAGATACAATTATTTGAGGGCATCAACATGAAAATTGAATTAAAGAAACACTCAATGACACGCTGGTGTCAACCACAAGAATTAGAACAAATGAAAAGTGCAGGCTGGACTCCAGTGAATGCACCAAAAGAACAGGCAGGAGAAGAGGTTATTCGTCTCAAGCCCCCGGTGAAGTCTAAGGCGACCGTAACAGCCGTAGAAGAAGCCAATATCACTATTAAAGGAGACGAATAATGGCCATACTAACAGGTAACAATGGCGTCTTAAAATTAGACGCATCAGTAGGTGGATCAGTAGCCACAATAGCCGCAGTGCGTAATTTCTCAATTGAACTTACTCGCGACACTATCGAAACTACTACAATGGGAGTAGATGTAAGAACATATTTGAATGGCATGAGCACATGGAGTGGTTCAGCAGACATTTATTTTGATTCTGATGCATCAACAGGACATCTTGCTGTTCACACAGTA